AAATGAAAACAAAATTTGTAAAAGAGACAGATCGTAAAGGCACTTATATTATTGAAGGTTCATTTGATGGTACTTTCTTTAATATAAAGAGATTCATTTGTCAAGTTCAAGAACAAGAAACCGAAAAAGAAACGCAAGAGTTAGCTGATTTTATTTTATCAAAGCTTAATTCCTAACAATATAGTATGGAATATAAAGAGTCTAAACATTTACATTTCTTAAAAAGGAAAATTTATACAAGATATGCGGGTTGGCAAGGATGTATAAACATTCTCCCATACCTTGTAATCAGGAGGAATCCACTAAGGACTGACTGGGTTGATTTTTCAGTTGAATGCGGTTGGTTATTGTGGGTTGCCGGAGTTAGAGTTGAACCAGAGAAATAAAGTAAAACCAAAAAGAAAGGAATATTTATGAAGAGTAAAAAAATAACCGTAATCATATCCTACGATTACGAAGATAAAAATACCGTTAGTAATGATCGGATTGCCGACAGAGTAAAAAATGACTTGTTGAAAGGCAGCAACCCCAATCACGAAAAGATAGAATCTGTTACAGTGGAAGATAACTAATAACTGATTAGAAATGAATAAACAACGTCGTAAAAAAGTAGAAGGTGTATTCGATCAACTTCAAGCTATGATTATGGAACTGGAAGAAATTCGAGATGGAGAACAAGATGCTTTTGATAATCTTCCTGAAGGAATACAAGAATCAGAAAGAGGTGAGCAGATGGAGGAGTATATATCACAAATGGAGAGTGCCATTGATGATATGGAGAATGCTAAGAGTAGTCTTGAAGAAGTTTTTAATTCATAATGGAATAAATATGAGCTATATAGATAATACACGAAAATCACTTTCGTCAGCATGCGAAATAACCGTTTGTATGACTAAAGAGGAATGTAAGATATTACTTCCGTTCTTTCAGAAAGCATATAAAGAAGTGAAGTCAAAATACGAAAAGTATGATGATATTCATTCTGGAGGAGAGGCAACCAACAGAGAGGAAAATCTTCGGATGAAATACCTCGAACAATCCGAGCACTTAGAAAGTGTCTTATCATCTATTGATGATATTCTAAAATAATTCAAATCAATTTAATAAGGAAGGAAAACCTATGTTTAAAGATATAATCGAATTAGACAAACAAGTCGTAGACCGGATCGTAGATAAGGTCCACGAAAACAATTTAGAAATTGAGATGGAAATGGGAGTTGTAAAGGACGGTATGGTTAAAGTCCTCTTCCTCTATAAAGATCCGGAACTTCTGCAGAGCGTGATAAACGAATCCGTTACTGAAGAGTACGATCTCCCATAAACAGTCCTCTGCCAATCCATTGTAAATGGTTTCATTTGACCCCGAATCAATGAAACAGAACTGATCATGTAACTAATCCCTTGAACTATGTATTTTAATGATGATGAGATAAGACGTATCAAAGATGCTGCCACAGGACATTTGCTTGATGTTGCACAAGACTTCCATGAACTCAAACGCTCCGGAGTGAATTACAATTGCGATTGTCCCCGGTGCAAAGCCGCAAAGAAACTCTCAATTAGTCCGGCCAAACAAATCTTTAAATGCTTTGGATGCAATGAATTGAAAGGTGGAGATTCGGTTTCTTTCTTAATGTCCGCTGAAGGAATGACTTTCAATGATGCTCTTGAATACCTTGCCAAAAAATTCAATGTCATTCTCGATCAACGTCCGGCCATCAAGAAACAGCCGGCAAAAAAGATGAAAAAAAGCAGCAAGGCTGCCAAAGGTATCGATGTCGACAGTTATTGTGCCAGGATGTTGGCTGAATCAGGTCTTACCTTTGAGGATGTCACAGCAAAGGTATATAAGACAGGAGATACACAAAGTATATTCGAACAACGTACTTTCCGTCCTGGTACCATTGATGAACGAGGAATGTTAACCACTAAGGGAGATGATGTCATCATTGAATATTATGATCTGGAAGGAATGCCGGTTGTCTTCACCCGGAAAGATAATAAAAGAAGGGACGTTGGTACTCCTCAAGAATATTATCGTATCAGATGGCAGTTTCCGGATGCCCACCTTGATAAAGAGGGTAAACCTTACAAATACAAATCCCCGCGTGGCAGCGGTACTCCGATCTATATTCCGGAGCGCATACGCAGTCTCTATAAATCAAAGACAAAGATACCCCGTCTCTATATTCAGGAAGGTGAAAAGAAAGCGGAGAAAGCATGTAAGCACGGCATTCCCTCAATCGCAGTCAGCGGTATACAGAATCTCGGTCTTTACGGTGCCCTTCCGGAAGACCTGGTGAAGATCATCTCTACCTGTGAGGTACAGGAGGTTGCTTTTATCTTTGATTCGGACTGGGACGATATCAGCTCCAATATCCGGATCAATGATCAGGTCGAAAAGCGTCCCCGCTGTTTTTTCTATGCAGCAAAAAATTTCAAAGAATATATGCGTTCTCTCAAGAACCGGAACATCTTCGTTGAAATATTCGTCGGACACATTAATAAGAACGAAGCAGGAGACAAAGGCCTTGATGATCTGCTTGCAAATTCTCTGCGTGGAAAAGAAGAAGAGCTGGCCGCCGATATCGAGTTTGCATGCAATGAAAAGAAAGGTTTGGGCAAATATATTGAGATGTTCAAGGTAACTACCTGGACAGATCATAAATTGCAAGAATTATGGGGACTCCACTCTCATGAAGTCTTTGCCGAGCGTCATGCCGACCTCCTGCGTAACCTGCCGGAGTTCCTATTCGGCCGATATCGATGGAAATTCGACGAACATGGAAAAGTAATCTTGGCACAACCTTTTGACGATGATGAAAAGTTCTGGAGAGAAGTCACTAAATATGATCGTAGCCAAAATGAACGTATTGAATACGAGTTCTGCTATGTCAACTCACAAAACTTCTTGCAAAACAGAGGATTCGGGCGTCTGCGGAGAATTGATAAGAGTTATCAGTTCATTCACCTTGAACCGCCTGTTGTTCGTGCTATCGATGCCTCTGATGCCCGTGACTACCTGTTTCAGTTTGCCAAGCATAATTGCAAGACTGAGGTAAACGAAATGTTGATTAAAGGCGTGTCTCAATATGTGGGTCCGGACAAGTTATCCCTGCTTGAGTTCATTCAGCCCAATTTCGTTAAGCCCAACCGGGAATCCCAGTATTTCTATTTTGATAAAAATTGCTGGCTGGTCACAAAAGATTCTGTAAGCGAACTCGGTTACGAGAATATCACACACCACATCTGGGAAGAGCAACGTAAAATGACACCGGCCAAATATCTGGGTAAACCGTTGGTTACTTTTAGCCGGCAAGACAACACATTTACTTACGAACTTTCAGAGGCCGGTAAGAAATCCCATTACCTCCAGTTCCTGATCAACACCAGTAACTTTACCTGGAGAAAATCTGCTGAAGAAATAGAGCCGGAAGAAGAGAATGAAAATCGTATCCATCTCCTTAGTAAACTGTGTGCAATCGGATATATGGTTATGGAAGCGAAAGACAATAATGTGGCCAGAGCTGTCATCGGCATGGATGGCAAGCAATCTGAAGTAGGAGAAAGTAACGGCCGTTCCGGGAAATCACTTGTAGGGGAATTGATGCGTAATATCATTCCTACAGCCTATATTCCCGGAAAACGCTCTGATCTTTTTAATGATCAATTTGTATGGAATGACATTCAGGAAAACACTAAACTCGTTTTTATTGACGACGTGTTACAAAACTTCAACTTTGAATTTCTGTTCCCCAACATTACCGGGGATTGGTCAGTAAATTATAAAGGAGGTAGAAGGATCACTTTACCATTTGCGCGATCACCCAAAATGTATATTGCCACCAACCATGCCATCCGTGGCAGTGGTTCAAGTTACACGGATCGCCAGTGGCTACTTGCATTCTCCGATTTCTATAACGATACCCATAAGCCGGTTGACGACTTCGGGGTTCTCTTCTTCTCGGAGTGGGATTTTGAACAATGGAATCTTACCTGGAACCTGTTGGCCAATTGCGTCCAATTGTATTTGACTTATGGCGTTGTCCAGGCTCCCGGCGAAAGGTTAGAGCAAAGAAAGCTGCGTCAAGAAATGGGTGAAACCCTAATCTCCTGGGCTGATGAATACTTCTCCGGAGAAGAGCATCTCAATGTCCGTTTACCCCGGAAAGATTTATATGACGCATTTTGCCAATACGACAATCAGCAACGAAAGTTTGTATCACCAACCGCATTTAAGAAGAAATTTATAATGTATTGTTCTTGGAAAGGTTATGTATTCAATCCTCACAAATATGACAGTATAACCGGGAAACCTTTTCAAGTCGATAAGGACGGGAAGGCGGTTGTAGATGATAAATCCGGAGGTGTAGAGTACTTTACGGTAGGAACCGGAGCCCAACCTATCCCGAAAGAAGATAATAGCCGGTTACCACAACCGACAGGTAAACTCGTTTTCTAACTTAAACATAAAAACAATGAGTGTAAACAAATGTATTTTTATCGGCAACATGGGACGTGATGCCGAGGTCCGTACCACTGAAACCGGCATCAAAGTAGCCCAATTTTCTATTGCATGTACAGAGCGTGCTTATACAAACAAAGCCGGTCAAACGATTCCGGAGAGAACCGAATGGATACCCGTCGTAGCCTGGAGGGGATTGGCGGAAACCATTGAGAAGTACACCCACAAAGGAAGCAAACTGTATATTGAAGGCAGATTCACAACCCGGAAGTATGAAACAAATGACGGCCAGAAACGAACCGTTTCTGAAATCGTAGCCGAAAGTATTGAAATGCTCGATCCCAAGCGGGATGCTCCCCCACTCCCTCCGGAACCCGAGCAGAAATTGAGTTATAATCCATAAAATGACATACCATGAACCTATCTTCTTTTAAACTGACCAATATTAACGAATTGATATCCGTATACAAAGAGAATCCGGAGCGCTTTAATCGCTTTTATAACGCAGTGTACCTGCTGCTGGATGGCATTCCGGAATGCGGAAGTATTCGTGTAATGGATCACTGTGAGGCGTCCTCCTATGACTTGTTTATAAAGTGTGCATGTTGGATTATTCAGGAAGAGACGGAACAGAAAGAGTTGACGGATGCATTACTTGAGTTTTCGGATGATTATACAATTATTCGCCGGTGCGCGAAGTTCGTAAAATCCAAATCCTGGGTTCATTTCTACTCACGACGATAGGAGTATATTATCCCAATTTATTACCCTATAAAGATACGTCTTTTATTTGATATACACAACATTATAATGATAAAAAAAGAGAATAAAATATTCGTAGTCATATCTCCTGATCCCGTCGAGCGTGAGCAGTTGATCGCACGCCTGGCCGTTCGTTTAGGTTTTGCCAAGATTCCGTCCGATGCACTCAAGATCATAAGCAAGGACATTTATTCCTTTGACCTGACAACTGCATATTTTGTGCTTTGCAGTAACTATCATTTCCGGGGTTCTATCGTCACAACACAACGGCTGTATGAGCTTGCAGCAAGAGGTATATGTGTTTGTGTAGGTGTGAAGTCACTGCCCCGTGAGTACGAGTTGTTATCTCAGGTGTTTTATCCGAATGATTTGCGATAGCACAAGTCGAAACATTTATCCGGCCGCGGTACGCATCAGCGTATCGCGGCTTTGTTTTTGGGGGTCGTTCCCCCTTTACCCCCTTTTGCTTAGAAGAACGTTTTGAACAACTGTGCCTGAGACGAAGTAAAGCCGGCAACAAGGTGTCTATATATTATTTTTATTTTTTCTTTCTTCTGTAAAAAAGACTACCTTAAAAATATAGAATATTTTTGTGCTTTCGTGCAGACAGGTGCAATTCGGCATTTATTACACTATAAATCAAATATTTAAACAGAGCACAAATTTCGTACAAAAACGTACGTCTCGTACTAAATTGCACAAAATTGTATTTTGTACGCACAATGTATCAATCGTACAAAAACGTACCATGTTTCGTACGGACATAAACCAATTATAATCAACACATTATGTGATAAGACTGCACAATTTACACAGTTGCACAAAAAAGGAGTACCGTTTTTGCAAGGGGGATTAGTTTGTTCCGGTAAGTCTTGTTTATGTCCGTAAAACTTTGTATATTAGCGTAAACCATTCTATGACCTAAATGATAACTACCAAAATCGAAGTTCCCCCGCATCTATGTGAGTATATCCGCGGCAAATACTGTAACCTGACCTCTGATCCGGTCCGTTTCCCCGATAACCTGAATATCTATCACGTGATATTCGACCTTCTTCAGAAGAGACCGTCGGAAGCTCCGGTTGATCGTGGTAATTTAGAAATCTGTCTGCCTGAACGAAGTATAGGCAAATCCCCAGTGACCTACAACTATTTAGGGCTTCGCTCCCAGGTAATCATTTCCCGGAAAATAGAATTGATGATGTGGGCGGAGTTGCATGAATACCTGGACGAACAGAAGCACCGGTACGGAATCAAATACATTGATGGAGTGCAATTCTTCATGCGCAGATATGGAATTGATTCTCTTACGGAAGAAGCTTTTCTCAAACACTACCAGCGTTGGAGGGCAAAAGTGAGGAGAAAAGAAAAAAGGAGCTATAAAAAGCGAGAATAATTCATCGAGTAAGCGTAGTTAAATGTCCTTTTTTTGAGTGAAAAATGTTCGAAAAGAGAGAATCACAGATAGCATATTGTAAATCAACAGAATATGAATACAAACAATATCGGAGGAGTCATTCAGGCAGATTTCCTGTTCACGGATGAAATAAGTTTATTTTCAGTCATCAATCACTCAGCCGTTATCAGCCTTCACCGGCCCAATACCTGGAGAAACCTGCCTATCACCTATATGGGAGTTTCTCCAGATGTGGGAGCGGACGACACTCAAGCCGGTACGCTATACAAACAGACCCTTACCATCCGCCTGAAACGCACAGGACTGACAGATTCAGAACTTCACATCCTGCGGACTATCAATGTACGTGGTTGCGTAGTAAGATGCAAGGATGCGAATGGCAATATCCGATTGTATGGAAGCAAAGAGTACCCGCTTCTGGGAACCGTGATAGAGAAAACAGGAACCAAGGCCTCCGACCTCTCCGGAATTGAAGCCATTTTTTCCGGAAAAGGCGCCTATCCTCCACTACCTGTTACAGAGTTATAACCGTCCTTCGGCATCATTATATATAGCCGTATCATTGCAACAAAATAAGTGCAATGAGCCAAAAACGCATCATCTTATCAGATTCATCACTCAACCGGTACGGCTACCGGGTTCTTACTGCAGGACTTCTTCTTGAAGCTTTCATTGACAACCCAGTCATGCTGTATGGGCATTTCCGTGATGAAGGATCACCCCTATGGTGTGATTACAAAGCAATCGGATATTGGGACGATATCAAGATAGAGGACGACGTGCTTTCTGCTATTCCTGTTTTCGACAAGGTAGACGATTTATCGAAGACCATTGCCGCGAAATACGAAGCAGGGACCTTACGGGCCGCAAGCATTGGTATACGTATTCTGGCCACATCCTCCGAAAAAGAATATCTGCTTCCGGGACAAACACGCGAAACTGTTACCAAAGCAGAAGTCATGGAGGCTTCCATCGTGGATATCCCGGCCAACTCCCATGCCGTGCGCTTATACGACCGTTCCTCCTCCGTTTTACTGGCAGCGGGTATGGACACGAATATTGTGCCAGCATTAACAATCCCAAAAGAAAAGGCAATGAATTACAAACCATCATGGACCGGCTTCCTCTCTTTCCTGGGAATTTCAAAAGATAAAGCGGAAACCACCGAACTGTCTGCTGAAAACCTGGACTCTATCCATGCTGAAATGGAACGATTAAAGACAGAGAACGCTACTCTTGTACAGGCTAAGGCCGATATTGAAGAGAAACTTAACTCTGCCAACGCAAAGATTACAGAGCTGAACGGTTCTACATCCGGCAAGGATAACGAGATCAGTACTCTCAAGAACTCTATCACTGAGAAGGATTCTAAAATCACCCAACTTGAAGAGCAAGTGAAGAATCTGAAGAACGGTCCTACACCGGGGCATGCCGGTCTGACTCCTGAACAAGAGCCTGAAGGTAGCGGAACCCAGGAAGAGTTATCTGCTTTTTGTGACCAGAACGCAGGAAACTATCAAGCCATCACCGAGAAATTAAAAGCTGAGGGCCTGTATTAATAACCTAAACTTTAACTATTAAAAAGTCTATTCAAATGGCTGCAAATAAACTAATTGATGTCTCTAAACTGAACGAAGCACTGGTCATTTATGACCAAGCACTTCGTGCGCTGCCGTTTGCCACCCTCACCGAAGTGGCAAACCTACTGAAGCTGAATGTTATGGACCTGCAAGGCAAACACGCACGTATCAACGAGCGTCGTCGTGCCGGTGGTACGCAATCGTATAAAATCGGAAAGAACTTCGGACTGGTCGATAAACTCTTAGGTTACGAACCCTCAGTCATCGAGCCGAAAGATGTTGTCTGCATCACCAAAGAAAACTCCCAGAAGTACGATGATAACGAACTGCTGATCATCGGTGGCACTCCGGTAAGCAACACTACGAAAAAACATCCGATGGAAACCAAGGTTGCATTTACCCTGGTACGTTCGCATCTGGAAGATATCGTATATAGCCTGTTCTCTGCCGAACGGGATGAAGATTCCAACTCACCCGGCGGGGCTTTCGATGGTATTTATACCAAGATGGATATGCTGATCACTCGTGGCGATGTAAATGCGGCCCGTGGTAATTTCGCTATTTCCGGAGAGTTTGCCGCGCCAACGTCAGATACAGATTATACAGCTTACGAGAATCTGGTGGAATGGATCGGAGGCGCAAACACCTACCTTCGTTCTTCAATAGGCGGTGTACCACAGCTTTTGTGTGCTGAAACCGTTTTGAAAGCTGCCCGTTCAGCATTACGTAATAAGTTACGCATGCAGGAATATCCTTCCATGCAACGCATGCTTGAACTCTTGCGGGAAGACGCCATGTGTCCGAACCTGATTGTCTCCTCCCACGAAGCTTTGGGCCAAGGTTCCCGGCTGACCCTTCAGAAAGTTGGTAACATAGACGTGGCGTTCAATACTCAAGCAGCTTCTAAATTCTGCCAGATACGTGATATTTACGAGGACCCGAACGAATGGCAGTTCTGGTTGCAGGCAGGATACGATACACGTATCAATGACTGGCATGAGAAAGTCTTCCGCTGTAACGAGCAGAAGAACGAATCTCTCGACCTGGCCGGTGACTATTGTAAAACCGGTGGAGTGCAGGTAGCCATCACCGGCACCGACAAAGGCCAATGGAGTATCCAGGGAAAAGTTGCCAAACGCGGTAACGGCCAATGCATCATTGGACTTCCTCCGGGAAAATACACCATCGAGTTCACTGATGCCGATGGTAAGACCAAACCGGCAAATACACAGGTTACAGTTGTTGCCGGTGAAGTAGCCACCGCTACCGGAGCCTATACTTAACCAATCCGGGGAAGGGAGTCTTACCTTCCCCTACATAAACTAAACAATTACCTGATTATGAAACGATTTATTCTTTGCATTTCATGCCTGCTTATCTGCTGCCTGTTCTTGTTTCCGGAAGTACAAGCGGCCATTCCGGATACCGGAAACTGGATCAGCCATCATCTTCTGACATCAGACGGTTTAACCGTTCTGGCTGCCGGTCCGGCATTTGCCCCGTTAAAATGGAATATCGGGCAAAACAACATGGGAGGTTATAAAGGACGGCTGCTCTTTATTCCGTATGACGCTCCTTCAACCGTACCAATGATTCCGGCAAAGCCTACTACGAATGAGGACCTGATTACCGCTTCAGGATCATTCACTTTTCCAAGCGGCGGAACCTACACTCAGCCGATTTACTTGTATTCCACAAAAGGGAAAGTAGGTTATAAAGCGGAAATTCAAGGCGAAACGGACGGAAAATCTTTTAAGCAGACTTTAGAGTTTTTCTTTCCCGGCAATACTCCGGGAATGCATGCTTTCAGTACACTTGTCAAGAACACTCCGGGGTACTTCGTCTTCGAAGATTCCGACGGCCAACAATTCCTGATGGGTAAACCGGGCATGTATGCCGATGTATCACCCTCCTTTGATGGTGGTAAGCTCGCCGCCGATCAGCGGGGAACTGCCTATACAGCCACTTGTGACGCAAATGAATCGGCTGTTGTTTTAGGAACACCAATCGACATGGAAGTCATTGCAGGCCTAAAACCGGCTCCAAGTCCCGGAGGTTAACATAATACATATATTTTATGACAAGAAACGAACAGTTAGAAAAATGGTTGTCAAACCGTCAGCGTACCTACGCTGACGGTATGGAACTCTTTAACGCTTTAGCAAAGGCAAACACCAAGAGCAGCTATGGGAACTATCTTTCCCAGGCACCGGAGAATCCTCACATTTTCGATCCCCACTTTACACAATTAGTCAATATACTGACTAAAATAGCCAGGGAAATAAAAGATGCTCCTTCTGTTTACCCGGCTGCATTCGAAGAGATCCTGATCGTTCAAACACTGAATGACGAACAACGGACTCAAGAAACCGATATCCGGACAGAGGCAATCGACCGACTCCAAGAGGAGATCGACGGACTGCATAACCGTATCAGCGAACTTGAGAGTGACACGGAAAATCATGCTGACGAACTCTCAGCTTTAAATGAAGAGTTCGAGGAGAAAATGAAAGAGCTCTCCGCTATCCGGGGCGAACTGGATGCCTTGAACACTCCGGGTGTCAAGATCGTAACAGAAGAATCCCTCACTCCTGCCTTACGTAAAGCATACGCCCGTATCAAAGAGATCGCTCCCCTGTACGCCAGTCTCCATAATGATATTGCGAATCCGGATATCCCGGCAGAGGAACGTCACCCCCTCGCAGAAGAACTCTGCAAGTTGGACGACGAACGTCGCAAACTTTGGAAACAGATTGACGATTACGCAGAAGGCAAACAGGCAACCTTAGAGCTTGATGCTAAACGTCCTGAGTATAGTGAAAATGCAGTGGTCAGAGGCTTCGAAATAGCCCGTCAGATCAAACGTCTGAAGCAGAACATTACGAACAGCAAAACAGCCGCAGAGAGGGCCGGGAAAGAGGGAAAGCAGGCTGTTCTGCAGAACGCACTCGACCGGATTGCTAAATACGAAACTGAATTAGCCGCTTTAACGGCAGAATTATCGGCAGAACAAGGTGAAAAGGTTTCAGGATAACTTTCCTTTGGCTTTGTGTCCCGGTTCTATCGAACCGTTCATGCACAAAGGAGACTGGGCAATACATGAAGTGTTGCCCTCTCTTTTATCTGAAATCGGACCGGCGGATATAAGGATCGCTACATTCAGTATCTCAGAGGACAGTTTACGCCCTCTCTTCTTCCTGGCCGATGATAAAAAAATTACAGGTCTGACCCTCCTGCTCGATACGACGGTAAAACGGCACAAGCTTGACTTGTTACTGTTTGCCTCCAACATCACACCACGCATACGGATTGACTCCTGTCATGCAAAAGTGTTATTGGTGGAAAATGACAAATATCAGTTCGGTATTGCCGGTTCCGCGAACCTGAACCAGAATCACCGCTGGGAAAATGGCTTCTATTTCACTTCCGGAAAGCATTTCAATTACTTCTCGGAAATGTTCGAGCAGGCATATAATCAAGCAATCAGTTACGAAATATTAGAATAGAAATGGAGTTATCAGATGAAACCTTGCAACAAATCAGAGAGATGGCCGCAGCTCTGCTGCCTCCGGCAGAAATCGCCATTCTAATTTCGCTGCCTGCCGGTGAACGCAGCTACTTCTGTGATATTTGCAGAAATCATCATCATTCTCCTATCTACGAAGCATACCATCAGGGACGCCTGCAAACAAAATTCGAACTCCGAAAAACTGTGATCAAGTTAGCCAAGGCCGGAAGTCCGGCGGCCGAACCACTTGCTGATAAATACATGAAAGAACAAATCATCAACGACTAAATTATGCCGAAAAAAGACACAACCTACGACCGCATCGAACGCTCCCTGTTCAAAGATCGGGGTGAATCCGCTCTCCAGTTATCACCAAAGGAGATGGAAATTAAGAATCGGATGATGCTTTGTGTTAGTAAGAAAATGGAAAGCCCATTAATTGAAGACCAGGAGCTCGTTACTTTTCTCATGCACGGATGTGGAGGGCAAGCGGAACCTGTTTCCCAATCACAGGCCTATCGCGATATCGGTATGATCAACCGGCTGGTCGGTAACATCCAGTTAGCGGCCAAATCCTGGTATCGCTACATGATCGTAGAAGGAGGAAAGAAGGCATTTCAACTCGCTATCGACAACGGAGATGCTAAAGGAGCTGCCGCCGCTCTCGACAAGATAGGTAAATACACCCGTTCCGACAAAGACGATGACGCATTCGACTTCAGTCAGCTTATTCCCCCATCTTTTGAACCTTCTGACGATGTGACGACACTTGAGGGTATTGAAGTGATAGACAATCTGGAGCAACGCCGCCAGGAACTCCGCAGCTTGTGCAAAGATATGTTGACCAAACAGGCGACAGATATTCAAACCATTGAAGAGGAGGATATTGAAGAATGACAGCCCAAGCCTCTCCCATACCATCGGCATACGAACTCCGGATGAAACAGGCCAATGTGATACGGAAGTTCTTCAACAAAATGCAACGCCAGGCAATGGCTATTGCCGCACATGACGAATACATCGTTGCATCGCGTGGTACCGGTAAGTCAGAAGGTATCGACGCCCGCTTCATTCTCAGAAACGTCTGGGAAATGCCCGGTTCATTGGGTGGAATGATCTCTCCCAGCTATGCCAAGGCATGGGGAAATACCCTTCCGGCTATCTGTAAAGCACTCGCCGAATGGGGATACATTCAAAATATCCATTATGTCGTTGGCCATAAAGCACCACCTTCCATGGGCTTTGCCAAGCCTGTTCGTCCGGTACTCGGAGACGGATGGAGTAATGCTTTCCATTTCTGGAATGGCACGGTCATGGTCATTCTTTCCTTTAATCAAGGGATGTCCGCAAACTCCATGTCGCTTGACTGGGTGATAGGGCCGGAGGCAAAGTTCCTTTCCTATGACAAGATAAAGAACGAGGTCAATCCGGCCAACAGGGGAAACCGGCAATATTTCGGGCACTGTCCTCACCATCACAGCGTATGTTACTCAACGGACATGCCCGGATCATCCATGGGACGTTGGATTCTCGACAAACAGGAAGAGATGCAGCCCCCACATATCCAACTCATTCGCAACCTGTATAAAGAACTTCAGGATTACAAACGTAAACCGCTGACCGAACACACCATGCGGATGATCCGGGAACTTCAACGTGATCTTGACATAGCCCGGAAGTTTCAGCCTGCACTCAAACCGAATGATAAGAAAAAACGGGAATACACTGTATTTTATGGTGAATATGATGTCTTTGATAACCTTGAGGTCCTGGGAGAAGACTTCATTTGGCAGATGCAACGTGATTCTCCCCCGTTGGTATGGCGTACCGCCTTCCTGAACGAACGGCTGATGAAAGTTCCCAATGGCTTTTACAGTGCCCTGGACGACCGCATACATTTCTATCAGCCGGCTGATAACGGAAGGCTGAAGAATCTTGGAAGTAATTGGAAGCAACTGAGTTCCTGCGGCTGCCTGGGAGACGGTGACCTTGATTTTGACAAAGAACTGCATATTGCATTCGACTCCAATGCGTCAATCTCGACAGCGGTAGTGGCACAACTGGACGGGAATACGATGAAAATCATCAAATCGTTCTATGTCAAAACCCCATCCAAACTCGGAGACCTGGTACAACAGATAGCTGACTATTACCGTCCCAAGCTCAATCACGATGTAGTCGTCTACTATGATCATACCTTTACCTGGGAGTCGGGCTCCACAACAGAAACCTATGCGGATATCATTGAACGTGTATTCAAAGAGAACCGGTACACTCCTGCAATGGTATATGTCGGACAGGCACCCAAACATGAATGGAAACACCTCAATATCGATCTCGCATTGAAAGGTGATCCGCAATTCCTGTGGATTCGTTTCAATCTCTATCAAAACGAGTTCCTCAAGATCGCCATGGAGCAAACCGGTATTAAGCAGGGTAAAAACGGTTTTGAGAAGGACAAAGCTCCGGAAGGTACTGACGATACTCCGGACAATCCGGATCAATACAAAACCCATGTTACGGATGCCTTCGACACATTATGGCTCGGTATGAATTTCTACTTCACACGTCCGGGAACCGGCACCGGAGGAATATTTTTCCTCAATCGGAAATAAAATACCGCTTTTCGTAATTGCTAAAATTACGTCAAACAACCGCCATTTCAGGCGTTTAAAATCCCGCCCCCTCTGCCAAAAGAGTAATCGGCGGACTCCGCTTCACCCCGGCGCAGCCGGGCGACGCAAAAGCATTCTCCCCCTCTCTCAAGGTCTGTCAGAGTGCTTTTGCTGCCCGCTGTGCCACTTTTTCAATCATTCCAGCACATTACCCGTCTTAAATAAAACAATCTTATTTTTGCTGATTTCTACCTTTACTTTATCTCCTAACTGGAAACCGTATTTTTTTAAATACTCTCCTTTCAAATTAAACCCGATTGTGCCTTTACCATTTTGCGGAAGTCTGACACATTGCAAAACTTTCTCCATATTGCTAACATTTAGGGGTATAACGTACAAAATTGGCGGGAATCATGTTTTTTACCGGCTGTATGATCCCTGTCACCGGTAAAGGCTTTAAATCATCCGCACATGCAGGCGGTTGGTTTATTATTCCGGCTTCCACTTCATAAACGGTCGGTATCTTGGTTACACTATCAACGATAATCAACCAACGATGCCAATATTGATCCGTCAAGGCATTCATGTGTAATACTTCCCCGTTTAAGCTGTTCAGACACAAATTAATGATAGTCATGAGACAGCAGGTATATGAGATATCAATCCCGACAAAAGTCAATGCTCTATCCTTTTGGGCTGCTGATAAAAGGAGTCTTCCGCTACCGCATGCAGGGTCCAATACCCTCCGATCTCCCTGTTTAGGCTGATCATTTACTTTAGGAGCTGTTATCAATTGGTTCATTAATTCACATACCCCAAACGGTGTAAAAAACTGCCCGTTTTGGGCGTTGCTTAAAAACTCTTGAAAATAGTCTCCGAACGGGTCTACCAGTGGTTGCCTGTCCATCTGCATAACAAGTGCGGCAAAAGCCTGTGAAAACAAATCCAGTTCTGTTTTGTCATAGGGCTTTATCGTTTTGAAATAAAGTTCTTCCTTACGTCCCATTGAGAGACAACAAACGACTATTTGCAGAAAGTCATTAAATACCTTTTCCCGTCCGTGTTTTGGGGATAGCTTTTCCAAATACTCCCCATAAGTAGTTAAATCATTGTTTTTCATATACCTGCAAATTTGAGAATACAAAACAAATCGGATAGAAATTCATTGGGTCATTATCTTCTCCCTGTGCTTCTTCTACTTGGGTCGTCTCTACTTTCTTAGGTGCACCCCAAAGGCATAAGGCATGGGAACCTTTTTTAATACTCCTGCCCTCCTTATTCCACTGTTTCAGCGTTTTAAGTTCGGTGTGCCCAGACTGTGCGTATATCGCTTTCAGTCCATCGTTTACCGTAGGAATAGCAGCCTCTTTCACCAAAATTTGAAGCGGCTTTGATAAACCTTTTAATATTGTGCGTTTTTCTTGAATTGTTTTTGCAGAATCAAAAATATTTTCCATCTTTGCAGTACGTTAAAAATTAAACTTCGGTTTGATTTTGTTCCCCCTTCATCGGTGCAACGATGTAGGGGGATTTTGTTTTAATTTAACCGTTCCAATTCTGAACGAATTTCTTCTTCGGTTTTCGCCAAGTGATTATTTAAATCTAACATCCAATCAGATAGCAACTTACCAATTGCAACGGGATTACTTGTAGAAATGGAAAGCCCTTTTGCGTCTACCAAAGTAAGTTGGGCATTATTTTTATCATGTGAGATAGTAAAGCTTTCAAGCTGTTTCCGCTTTTCTCTCACTTCTTGATATTTCTGACGGAGCAGATAAACACGCTCCGCCTTATCGGTCAGTTCATCAATACTTAGACGCTTATTGGGTGCGGCTACTACGGAAGAACTCTCTTTCTTGGAAGTTTGAACGGGAGTTTCAACTTTGGCCGAAACCTGTTCTTTCGTTTCTTCTTCGGTTGGAAGGGATGGCAGCACAATTAGAGGGGCTGTTTCATTCTTCTTATTAGCTACATTACTTAACACTACGGCTTTAGCCTCTGCGCTTTTTGCGCTCGATACATTTTTCATTTTGTTTTACGTTAAAAATTAAACATTTAAGTGATAGGAGTGCAACCCTATCCCCTTTTGATTACATTACAAATATAACACTTTTTTTTCATACACGAAAACATAAACACCTGTAAAACAGTACATTAAATACATGCCACAAATAAATATCACACATCACATACAGACGTTTGCTCTCTTGTCTCAAAATTATTTTTCCGACATCCGAATCATTTTTTCAAAAATCAACCCGCATTGGGTTAACAAAGAGATACTTTTGGGAAGAAAAAGCGTAAACCTGTAATTTATGTTAACGCAATTTTAAATCTCAGAAGATTCCCACGGCAAAAAAAATAAAATACTGATTCACAAAGAAAAAAGGGTCTTAAAGGGGAAAAATTTCCCCTTTATCCGTCGGAAGACCACGCACCGCCCTCGGAAAAAGTTTCGCCTCAAACTTTTTTTTCTCTCTTATATGCTGCCCCCCTCCTCAAAAATCATCGCACATGCGATACCACTCCGGCACATTGTGCCGTTTTTCTGTCCTTTACGTAAGCGCTTGTACACAATACATTTGCAATAAAAAAGCGATGAATGAGATTCTAAATTATATCATGGTCTTTCTCTTCGGCGGCGGTTTAGTCGGAACCGCCACAGCATTTGTCACTATCAAATACACCAAGAAACGTGCAGAAGCTGACGCAATGAAAGCGATGCAGGATGTCTACCAGGAAATGATCACCGATCAAAGAAGTTACATCAACTCACTCAAACAGGATAAAGAAGATAGTGAGGCACGCTGGGAAAATAAAGTTGAAACATTATCCAAACGTATTGAGACTATGGATTTGAAAATCAACGAAAACAATCGTTTGATAACAGAGCTAAAAACCATGAAATGTACCGATTTAATTTGCCAAAACCGTAAACAATGAAACATCATGTATACCTTATCATTTATTTTGCTTGCATTTCAGTTGGTATACTGCTGTGTGCTTGTCGTTCTTCTTCTCTACATTCTAATCAATTCAAAGAGAATGGAACTTTTCAGCATAATTACAATGAACTCAATACCGGTACCGGAACCATTGCCTCACAAGTCAAAACCACTAAAGACGAACACGGTTCATCCTGGAAGATCACGTACCATTTTGACACGACACAAACACCCGATCCCACAACAGGCCTACCCCCGCTATCGGGTATCGAGATTGAAGGGAGCGAAAAACAGAGTAAAACCGCGCAGGAAAGTAATGACACTGTACACTCTTCGAACAGCTCTTCAAAGAGAGAGGTATCCGGTCAAACCATACAAAGGGAATCCGGGACAGAGACCAGGAAAGATAGCAAAGTAGCAACCGGTACGGATGATGGCATAAGAAACGGCCTCAGTATCGGGATACCTTTGCTTTTTATCATCATAGCACTATCGTATTATGCCAAGCGACAGAATACATCAAAGTAAAGTCTGGGAACTTATGGAGCAACGGAAAGAGGGTAAACCCATTGAGTTCTCCATTGAATTCTGCAAAAAAAGTACCGGTGAACTCATTACTTACGAGCGTGCGGTACTTAGTTCATTTCATAGTAGCGGAAGCACTGTCAACATACTTCAAATAGGTGAGTATGCTCCCAGGAAAATCCGGAGATGTCTGATTACACGATTTAATAACATCAAAGTTTATTTCTAATGAAGAAGAAACAACCTGAGCCCCAATTATTTCAAAAAGGATATGAAACTTATGCAGTCACCAAAGGCGGAAAAGGAATCATAAAGTTCAGTGATAATAGCGATATCACAACTGACCGGGAGACCTCTACCGTTGAAGTAGTTCCCAAAGGGAAAGCGGCTCCAATTAAGTTTGTTCCCAGAGGGCGGAACAACAACATGATGTATGACATTATGAAGAAGATCGGGGCAAACGTAACTGTCGGCAGCAATGTGGAATTTAAAAACAAGGTAGTATATGGAGATAGTGTCCTCGTATATCGTAAATACCGGGATAAGGAAACCCGAAAAATCATCAAAGAAGAAGTCTTGCCCGAAGAATACCCGGATATATTCGATTTTATAGAAAACAATGACATACCATTTATCCGGATGGAGATAGCGAATGATTTAGTGATCTTCTACGATGCATACGTCGAATATATTTTTAATCAGGACACTCAGCCCAGACTGGTACAAGTAAAGGCAAAGGAAGCAACCTGTTCACGTATTAGCGTAATCGATGAGAGGACCGGCAAGAGTGAATATCATGGTTACTCAGCCAAATGGCATGAAGGTATGCCGGATGATGTAATTGCGACGCCACTACTGGACCGCCAGGCACCTTTGCGGGATTTAAAGACACGAATGGGTTTGCTTCCCAATGAAAAGGGAACAAAAGAGATCGTCAAAGACCGCCGCTTCATCCATAACATTCGTATAGCGACTCCCGGACGATTCTATTACAGTAAACCATATTGGTGGAGTGTATTCGTTTCCGGATGGTATGACTTTGGGAATGCCATTCCTATCTTTAAGAAGGCTTTGATCAAGAATCAAATGGCATTGCGCTATATTGTCTACATCAAAGAGGATTTCTGGGGAAAATTATACGCGGATGAAAAGATTACGAACGAAGCAGACCAGGCTGTACGGCGGGAGACCTTCCTTCAGGACATGAATGACTTTCTTGCCGGAGAAGAGAATGCAGGTAAAGGCTTCGTGTCCCATTTTCGTTATGACCGAGTAAAAGGATTTGAGGATAAGGATATCATCATAAATACTTTAGATTCCTTCTTCAAGGGTGGCGAATACATTGAAGACAGCGAGGAAGTAAGCAACACCATCTGCTATGGCATGAATGTACATCCCTCCATCATTGGTGCCGCTCCCGGCAAAGGTAAGAGTATTAACGGTACTGAAGCCCGTGAGCTGTTCATCATCGAACAAGCCTTAATGAAAATGTTTCAGGAAGCCACGCTCACTCCCCTTTATTTTGCCAAAGCCGTAAACGGATGGCCGGAAGATATCTACTTTTCCGTCACCAACTGTCAGCTTACCACGCTTGACAAAGGGACAGGAGCTACTAAAAATACAGGTTTAACCTCAGAAACAGAAGAAAAATGAATGCTATCATCCCTGACATCGACACACTCAAGAAAGTAGTCAAAATCAATGCTACACTTCCTGACGAAGCCATCAATCCGTATATTGATGATGCAATGGATATCTATCTGACGCCATACATCGGTATCAAAACCGTAGAAAAAGCACTGACCGGAACTGATAAAAGGCTGAATGACAAAATTCTCCGCACCCTGGGGCCTCTCACCCTAATGCTTGCCACCCCGGAACTTGGCATACGTATCGGAGATAGTGGAATTACAGTCGAAAACAAACAAGGTACCTACTCGCCGGCCAATGAAGCAAAAATTGCTGCCGCTAAAGAAAGCTTCTACTTTCGTGGCATGCAGGCCCTTGATCGGCTGCTCACTTTTCTGACCGAACATCCGGAAACTTACCCCGAATACGTCGAGCACTGCAAACAAGTTAGGGATTCTTCTCCATGCTTCATCCGTGATGCCAGAGAATTTCAAGATACTGGTTTAGTCAATATCGAATATTCTACCGTATCGTTCCGTATGATGCTACCTACTGTCCGGCAGTTGCAAGAACGCAATGTGCGTGAAATGCTCAAAGAAAACCTATACCAACGTCTGCTTGATGCCCATACCGCAGGGAAAGAACTGACACCTAAAGAAAAGGTACTGCTGGGGCACATACTCCGTTACCTTGCTAACAAAACCGCTGAACTCTATACATCACAGACCTCACGTGAACAGCGTACCATCAACGACACACCGGAGTTTACTCCCATTATCCGGCCCATCTACCAGGATCAGGCAGCAACCGGTAATTTCTTTGCTGATCAAGCGACCTACTACGCCGGAAAGATACAAAACTTCATTTCTGAAAATGCTGGGGAGTTAGGAGTCACACCAACCGTTACTGCTATAAACTTTAACTCCAAAGAAAAGCGAATATTCACCTCTATATCATAACAATATGCACACCATTCAGATAAATGATAATTGTTACCGAGTTCCGGAAAGCTGGGATGAACTCACCGAAAAGCAATTGAGCTACCTGGTTAATCTTACACAAAGCGATATTCCCATCGAAGAACTGAAGGTACACATGATGCTATATTGTCTCAATGCACATGTTTGCCGGTATCGGGATATCTATCGCCATCAAGTAAAGATCAGCATTGGGACTCCCGGCAATAAAATCCCTTTCCGGACACACAAGAAGAAATATTTGTTTTTTCCTGAAGAAGTCAATCGGCTGGCCAAACTCTTCAACTTTCTGTTGATGTGCGAAAAGGATACCGAAATGAAATACTATGTACACCCGGAACTCACCGTCAATCCCTATCGGTCATTCTTTTGCCGGTTCCGTAAATTCCGTGGTCCGGAAGATGGCCTGCTCGATATTCGCTTCGAACAGTTCATGCACCTGCAACACTATCTTGACGCTATGAATCTGGACCCGGAACAAATTAACCATGTTCTGGCCTGTTTATGGCACACAAGCAAAACATTCAATATCAATCGTCTGGAGAAAGATGCTTCCATCCTCAGCCATCTTCCCCACAGGGTGAAGATGATTATGTATTGGTACATTATAGGGAGCCTGGCCTATCTTGCCAATGGCTTTCCCCGTATCTTTTCCGGAAACGGAAAGAGTAATGGTCGTGTCTTTGATTCGCAAATGCGTCTTTTAGACTCCCTCGCACAGTCAGACATGACCAAAAAGCCCGAAATAAAAAAAGGATTCCTGATCGATGCCCTGTATACGATGGATGAATCTCTGAGAAAACAACAAGAACTGAATGAAAATATGCAGAACAAATAATTTTTTCTAATAAAGTTTGTTAGTAGCAAACTTTATTGTATATTTGCATTGTCATAACAAACGCGGGTGACGTCCGCATAAGTTCTTTATATTATGGAACAATTGTTCGAAGCTATCCTCGCGATAGCAAAGCAGAACCCCGATGGGTTCACGGTTGACCTCACAACCTTAAAAAAGGTCACAAAGGGTATTTCAGTCGCCTATCTCGAGACTCAAGACAGTTTCGGAGAAGAAGGACTGAAAAGAGTTCTTAACCATTCTGAGATGCACGAAAAGAAGGTCGGCGGATGGCTGAATGAAGAGAACCAAGAGTTCTATTTTGATTCCGTCCGGATTTTCACCAACCTTGAAGAAGCCAAGCGATTCGGGCGTGAAAATAAACAGATCGCTATTTTCGACATCTCTCATATGAGACTCATCAAATTGTGATCCGGAGGGGCGAAAGCCCCTCCTTTACAACGAATAACATTTTTTTAAATACCGATTATCAAAACGTAAATTGATGCATTATGAAGAATTTAGAAATCCTCCCTCTCTCTGCCGAGAGTAAAAAGCGTATTGAAGAGTTCGCAAGGCAGTATCAGCGATATGCCCATATCGCCATTGAGATTGTGTCCTATTCAGAAGGCCGGCTGATTGTCCGTGCCGAGCAAAAGGACCTGGTTAATGATAAGTTCCTTTCAAAGAAAGAACTGACAGAACGTGTCCGGGACATGTTCAAAGATGAAATTCCTGAAGACTGGAAACTTACTGTTTCCGCCGTAAACTTTGACCGTAAAGACATTGATGGCATCACTCTCGACTGGATCAAGAAACGGATGGAACGGCTTGGATTAAAGAATAAACATTTGAGCAACTACACCGGAATTGACAAATGTACCGTTTCTTCTATTCTTTCCGGAGACAAGGAATTGACCAAATGGCACAAAGTAGCTCTATACTACTTTTTCAAGTATTATGAAGTTGCCAATTTTTAGAAGGTGCATTTAATGATATAAAAAATAAGCTATCGGAAACCTATTAAACGTCAAATGACATTAACACAGCTAAGAGAGGGAAGCCGATACTCCCTCTCTTTTTTATTGCCAATACCAATTATCAAAACATAAATTGATGCATTATGAAGAATTTAGAAATCCTCCCTCTCCCTGCCGATATCAATCAAAATAGTTTTGCAATCATTTTCTTATCATAGAACATCAATACCAACAAATAGGTATTTTCCTATCTATCAAACTAATTCCCTCTTAATAAATAACATAGTTATAGTCTAATTTCATATTTTTGCTACACAAAAGAATGAGTGATTTAATTACCCTAATTGTAAAACTCTAAATTAGACTTATTATGAAAAAGAAATGTTTATGGAGCATTATGCTTCTATTTTGTGCTATTTTATATTCTTGTAACCAAGAAGAAATAGTAGAAAATGAACTCCCTGATTTCCCTCAGCCTACCAAATCGAGAGTCGAACTCAGAACTGGCCAAATCGAAGTTGGTAATATCACACTAAGTGCTGACAGTATTATCACCCTATGTGATGATGAAAGTAATAGTATTGTTAAAAGTGCTACGAGGTCTTCTAATATATATGCAGGGAACAAAAACGGTATAGAACTATCTCTTAAAATACAAATAGGCTCAAGACTTATGCCTGGAAAAACTGATGCTCAAAAAAGACAGCGTTTAGCCAAGATGCTTGCACAGGCCTCTCAATATAGAGTCATACGTGGTGTTGTAACAGATGATGATGGTTTTGTACAATACGTACCATTAAACGCAACTATGACCATTCCTTGTACTATTACAGATAAAGACTTTAATATAAATGGTCCATTAAGGAAAACTATAGATATACTATTCCGTATTTTCAGAGTACCAGCAAACAAAGATTGTATAGAAGTGAGAATAAATGGTAGATTAATCCGCGATTTACGGGAATTTACTATAATTTGCACCCAAATAGCCTCAGGAAAATACATTTACGACTAAGATGCAATAATAAAACCAGCCATTATGCTAAAGAAAGTTTAACTTATACTGTAATTTCAAAAGCAGATTGAAAAAAACTGTCTATACTACTTTTTCAAGTGTTATGAAGTGGCCGGCTCTTAATAAACAAGTGGGAGGCTCAGCATTGATCCCCCCACTCTCTTACATGTTATTTAAGATATTTTTCCCTTTTAGTCCATATGTCGTAGATGAACGGCAAAGCTACACACAATAACAAAAAGAAATCATCGTATTTCTGCACAATACCTAATTTGAACAATCCCCTAATTACAAAGTAGATGATTGGTATTAAGCATATTTTGAGAATTAATATTTTTCTATCTTTCGTCATATCAAATTCCTTTTTAGAGCTTAACTAACTTCATCTTGTTACTATCATTGTCTCACAAAACTACTTTTTTACTGTAAAATAAGAACATATTTCATTCCTTTTTTTGAAGATTCACCTTAAAAATACCATAAACATGGTATCTATTCCATAGATTTCTCTTTTATATTTTAGATTTTCAACGGTTTGACACAACCCTTTGAGGAATAAATATTTAGCGGAGTATTTGAGAAATAATAGTAACGAATTGGCAACCGTGCGATTTTCAGCGTTTTGCGGTGCTATGCTGTCAAATAACTCTTTCAACTGTAAATATAATATGTTTTTCCAAAAACGAAAAACATCAAGTGTGTTTTTTGGAATGGGATGGTAATTGCCTCTTGATTAATATGAGGTATCTATATTCCAAATATTCACAGAATCATTTTTTTGATATTCATTAAAATCAGAGATAGCATCATTTATCATTTGTGTATTCTCTCTAAACATTGAACATTTTGAAACATCATTATCATTGCAATATTTTGGATTACCACATTTTTTATACAATTTGCAGAACTTACTTCCACTCATATCTTCTGCTTGCCATTTACATAATTGGCAATCTTTTTTTAAATACCCATCAAGATACGCTTTAACTTTTCCAATCGTATATAAACCACCACTATTGAAAAAATATGGTATGCAATCATCATATGGCATACTTATTTCATAGATTCCTTTTCTGTGGTGGTTGTAATTCCTACAGGTAAACGTATCTCGTTCAACATAGCTTTTCAAAGTATGATGTAAGATATATTTTTGGAAAGGTCGTGTAAAGTTCTCTGACAAAATTTCATTACGTTTAAAGTTGTACAACTTAACCTTTTCACATTCATTTAAATTTGTAGAATTTACAATATCCAGAATATCTTCTTCTGACTGAATACTAAGTTCAATAATACGAATGCCTGATTTTTTCTTTTCTTGACTGCATTCATGTGTTACAAATACTTCAATAAAAATAGGCAAATTAGGATTAGTCTTGTTTTCACAATACAAATCGGCTATAAAGTCTTTACACCTATGTTCTTGGATGCATCTTGAATAATAAGTCTTTAAATCAAATTGCACTCTCTTTGCCCTCTTACAGTTTTTCTCGTCATGGAAAACACAATTATCATACTTGACGCACTTTTCATAATTATCCATAGATAACATGATATGCTCTTTCTGATTAAACCAATTCATTATCATTATCTCAGCAATGGAATGTAGATATTTGTCATAAGAACATTTGTCAGCCTTATGCGCAAAATGCCATTGGCGGATATTTCCACGTTTAGCTATCATCTCATTGTGACAATAAGGGCAAAAATATTGTTCATTTGAATAATCTACATTCTTTATATCAACGATGCAATTATCGGTATTAAGAGCAAAATGCTGATAAGTATGTAAATATTTCATTTTATAAAAACGACTAATAAACTCCTTCTTTTTCCCTAATTATACCTATATTTTCATCTGTCTCTTTTGATTTTGACACGACTATTTGGTCAAAATTCTTTTTCCCCACTTGTATTTGACCATTTGAAAACACATATAGAAAAACATTTTTCAAAGTCTTTTTATATATAGATTTTCCATTTTTATCAACGACTTTTACTTTGACTTTATATTTATCTGATATAAAATAGTCAGGAGTTATTGACTTGAAAGACATCGTAACATCTTCATAATATTTTCCTTCAATATCAAGAAATGCTACTTTACGTACAACTTCCATATCGGTCAAAGGCTTTGCTGTCTTTAGTTCACTTTGAGCAAAAGCCAAAGAATTCGTAAACATTATAATTAACAGCAATACAGACAATTTTACCTTGTCTAAAACATGAGTGTTAGTGATTTTAGTCATATCTATTATTTTTTAATAATAAAAAGCGCAGACATTTGCCATACGCTTCACGGTTTACCACAAACCACAACTAAATATGGGAAGTCTGCGCCCATATTCGGGGAAGTCCCAATATTAGTTGTTGCTCTTTATTTGTGGTGGTGATTGTGAAGCTATCGAGCAATATGTCTAGGAACGAGTTATCTCAATCCAACTGCAAAATTACAAAAAAGCCGTGATGACCCATTCAATATAGGTAGATTATTCGTTATCAAAGCTAAGAAAGGAGGTAGGAAATGGAATGAATAAAAGAAGAAGCCTGGGTCGAAAAGTGTACTGTACTTCATGAAGGAAAGGCCACACCCAATATCTATTATAACGTTTTTGCCGATGGTGAGCAGCTTTGCGAAATCTCCTATGACAGATTAATCGCTATACGTAATCTTATTAACCAAATTGAGAAAGAAAAGAAAGGAGAATGCCATGAATAAGGAGGAAGCATTAGCCCTCGTCGATGTCCTATTATCCGAAGGCACATCACCGATAGAAAAAGAACGTGCAGCAATGCAGCTTCGTGAGTTAATTCGGATTTTATTACCCGAATAAGAGAAGAACTATGATAGACTTTTGTATTATTATAGGTTTTGTCACTGTCGAGACCGCTATTGTAAGAAGAAGTAGGAATGCAACTGGTAAAAGTATATCCATTATCGCCGGTATCATCCTCTTAACGCTCTGGTTCTCCTGACCTGTCCTTTATAGCCCGCTTTCCGCGGGCTATTTTTGTCTCCATAACCTAACCCCTGACTTTCATGGAGATATACAACTCACCGACTGTATCCATATTATTCATGTTGCTACATTTTATGATAAAAATACAATTTTCTCTTTGCACTCTCAAATATTATATCCATATTTGCAGTGCGAAATAATCAGTGATGTTTATCACCAAGAGCGATGCAAGACGCTCAACGAATAAAGATGGGCTTTTTTTATGTCCATTAGATATATGTAGAAGCTTTTATTAAAAGCAACCAATACGGCTGCCTTTCCCTTGTAATTTTGCTCTTGGAGTAATCTTACTGATTGTTTCGCGACACGGGAGATGGCAGCCGTTTCTGCGTCCCGATGGTTGAGCGGTTCTCAACTAAAATGCGAAACAATCAGTAAGTATGAAAAAAAAATCCACCGGCACCCTTTTCGTGCCTCAGTTCCGCACACCGGAACCCACCACAGTCCCCCATCAGTCCAACTCCGCAATTGATGATTTTATCCCATCCGATTGCAAAGCTAAAACCTCCTCTGACGCTTACTATGTCAGTGCCATTGCTTGCCTTTGTGCTACGTTCATCTTTCCTCCATGCATTCTTGCAGCCATTTATTGTGTTATCAAAGCTAAGAAAGGAGGTATGAAATGGGACGAATAAAAGAAGAAGCCTGGGTCGAAAAGTGTACCGTACTTCATGAAGGAAAGGCCACACCCAATATCTATTATAACGTTTTTGCCGATGGTGAGCAGCTTTGCGAAATCTCCTATGACAGATTAATCGCTATACGTAATCTTATTAACCAAATTGAGAAAGAAAAGAAAGGAGAATGCCATGAATAAGGAGGAAGCATTAGCCCTCGTCGATGTCCTATTATCCGAAGGCACATCACCGATAGAAAAAGAACGTGCAGCAATGCAGCTTCGTGAGTTAATTCGGATTTTATTACCCGAATAAGAGAAGAACTATGATAGACTTTTGTATTATTATAGGTTTTGTCACTGTCGAGACCGCTATTGTAAGAAGAAGTAGGAATGCAACTGGTAAAAGTATATCCATTATCGCCGGTATCATCCTCTTAACGCTCTGGTTCTCCTGACCTGTCCTTTATAGCCCGCTTTCCGCGGGCTATTTTTGTCTCCATAACCTAACCCCTGACTTTTATGGAGATATACAACCACTTTGAATATGGCAAAACACTTGCCATTCGCTTAAAGCCTATTGCCCACACACCCGAAAAGCCCAGATTCTTCACCGCTTTCGGACTTGAGGACTTATATAATTTTAATGATAAACTATCATCTGTATCCGGCATGATCCTGATTGCAGTTGATGGCTGTGAGTCTGAATCAAAACGAAACGAAGCCGATGCGCTTAATAACAATGATATATTCTCTTTCATTGTTGTACAGAACACTGTTTCTGATCGTCCGGAAACAGTCAACCAGGCAGCAAAAGAATGCAAAGCTGTCGCAAAACAAATTCGGAACTGTATCCTGCAAGACCCCGACATTTCAGAATTCATTGACGATACTATTCAATTTAATGGTATTGGTCCGATTGGTGATAATTTCTATGGTGTAGTACTGACATTCTCTTTGGCTCAACCTGAAACCTATTTCATTGATCAAACATACTGGGAGGATTAACGATGGGATATTATAAAAGATTAAGTACCTATCGTGCTGAAGTCAAACGCTATAACGCCTCCCGCCGAAAAGCCACACAGTTGACTAATACCCCGGCATCCGGACTGATCCGCCTTGAAACCGTCTCAGAAACCGAACGCTTTTCAATGGCTCAGGATGCTGATAGACTGACTGCATATAACAAGGCCGTTGAAAAGTGGCAAGATAGTGTGGCCCGACAATTACGAGCCGGAATAGCCGGCCGCAGTATGCGAATAGCCCGTGAACTTGAGCCACGGGCCTACACCGACAAATACGGTATTATCAACCGTCTTGGTTTCTCCTTCCCTCGACATGGAATCTACATCCACAAGGGCGCCGGCGAAGGTCAGGGTGGCTTCATCGGTTCCAAATGGAATTACCTCAAAAAAATTAATGGAGTTGCAATAGATACCGGTATTGTACGCCATACAAATCTCAAATCACTCGGACGACAGAATGAAGGCAACCGCCGGGCCTACGAATGGTTTGACCCTGTAATTCGTAACCGGATCAATGAATTAGCCGATATCGTCACCGGTTATTTCGACACCATGCTGATTGATGCTACCCGAATATACATAGATAAACGAAACAGTCTCTAATATGGCAAACGACCTAAACCGCAGTATCAAACTTTATATTGATGGCTCAGAAGCCACTAATAAAATAGACCTGGTAAAAGAAAGTATTTCTCGTCTTGAAGATAAACTCAGGTCACTTACCGGAAAAGAAGTAGATTATGCAAAACGCTCCCAGGATCTCAAAAAAGAACTGGATGCAAAAAACCGAACTCTTCAGAATTACGAGAAACAGTTAGCCGAAACAGAACGGGTTCTCAAAAGCCTCTCCGGAGCAACTTACAACGAACTCCTTGCTGTCCAGTCCCGCGTCCGGAAAGAGCTTCGTAATGCAGTGCCCGGAACGAAACAATATACTGCTGCTCTTGAGCAGAATCGGCGTGTCACAGAGGCCCTTTCCAGAGCACAAGCCGCCATGCGTGTCGAGGTAGGTGCACAAGGTAATGTCTGGTCACGTGCCTCCGGATTCATTAACAAATATATTGGTCTGATCGGTACTGTCATAGCAGCTATCACCGGAGTTTCTATGAAGCTCAACCAACTCCGAGAACAGCGAAACAAACGCGAGGAAGCCAAGGCCGATGTTGAAGCTCTTACCGGACTTTCCAAGGACGATATAAACTGGTTGGAACAGCAAGCTGTCCAGTTGTCAACGACAATGACCGAATCCGGCATTCGCATTAGACAGTCCGCAACGGAAATTCTTGATGCCTACAAATTGGTAGGCTCTGCCAAGCCCGAACTTCTTGATAACAAAGAAGCTTTGGCCGAGGTGACTAAACAGACCCTTATATTAGCTTCTGCATCAGGTATGACCCTGAAGGATGCAGTCGATGCCGTAACCCTTTCTCTCAATCAATACGGTGATGGTGCCGACCAAGCTTCATGCTATGCAAACGCCATGGCCGCCGGCTCTAAATATGGAGCAGCAGCCGTGGAGTCCGTCACCACAGCCGTCACCAAATCCGGGGTAGCTGCTGCCTCTGCCGAAATTCCTATCGAACAGCTTGTAGGTACTATTGAAACACTGGGCGAAAAAGGTATCAAAGACGAAATAGCCGGTACCGGTTTAAAAAAATTCTTCCTTACCCTACAAACCGGAGCAGATGATACAAATCCCAAAATCGTCGGTTTAGAGAAAGCTTTGGATAACCTTCAGAAAAAGCAACTCTCAGCAGCCCAGATTAAGAAGCAATTTGGAGAAGAAGGATATAATGTGGCCTCCGTACTTATCAATGAAGCCGATAAGGTAAAATACTACACTGAGGCAGTCACCGGTACGTCCGTAGCCATGGAACAGGCCGCCACAAAATCAGAAACAGCGGCAGCTAAACTATCGCAAGCCAAAAACCGCATGCAGGAACTTGGTATTGAATTATTAGAAAAGCTCAATCCTGCCCTCATATCAGCAGCAAATGGTGCTGTCAGTTGGACTGGAAAACTCATTAAACTATTAAACTTCATCAATGAAAACAAAAGGGCAATTACGTTATTGACCATTGCCCTTATAGCTTACACAGCTGCTAAGAACTCTGATGTAATAATCAGTAAAGTCGTTACATTTTGGAATAATAATATTGCAAAGTCTTTAAAAGCCATTAAGAAAGAGCTGATGACAAACCCCTATGGTATAATAGCCGTAGTCGCGGCCACAGCTATAGCCTACCTCATAAACTTAAAAAAGAAAAACGATGAATTGAAAGATTCTGTATCAGGAATAAAAAAAGTAAATGAAGAGACCAATAAATCATTTATTCAACAAGAATCGAAGATACGTGCTTTGACTGCTGTCATCAATGATAATGGAATTGCGCTTGATGTTCGTCGAAAGGCTTTAAATGATCTAAAAGAAATCATTCCAGACTACAATGCCCAACTAACCGATGAAGGAACATTAACGAAAAACAATACAGACGCAATCAAAGATTATCTGGTACAACTTGAAAAGCAAATCAAGTTAAAGGCAGCACAGCAAGAACTTGAAAATCTTTATGCCCAGAAACGTACACTGGAAAAAGATGAAGAAACCCAAAGTGATCAATATTGGAAGATTCGCCAAACCAATACCTTACAAGGATATAATCGGAATAGCCTTACAGCTAAAATTTCCAGACTTTTTGGTACAGAAAAAGAAGGAAAAGCATTAGAAACTCTTAATGAAACGCGAAAAAATTTATCCTCAATTTCTGAGAAAATAGATGAAATAACCAAAGAGATAGGTGAATCAGCTTTAGCCATAGAGGAGGTCAACAAAGCGAATGAAGAAACTACAAATAACAAAATAACAACTCCCATAATTGATGAAGAGAAAGCCAAAGCCCTTCTTAAAAAGAAGCTTGAAGAAGAAGCCAAGCTCTACTCTCAACACCAGTCGGAACTTAAAGAAGCCTATCTCAAACGCCAGGACGAAACCTTGCAAACCGAACAGCAGTTTAATGACCGGATGGAAACCCTCGAATTAGAACATCAGCAACGTATCATTAATATAGCCGGTGCAAAAAGTAAAGAAGGTATTGATGCTCAAAATCGAATCAACGATATCAAAATTAAACAGCAAAAAGAGCAGATGAACCGACAGCTCGCTGAAGAAAAGACACTTTATGAAAACCAACAAAAGGACCTAAAACTTCTCTATGTTTCCGGTAAGAATGAAAATCTGAAAACAGAGAAAGAGTACAATGAAGCAATGGAGCACCTCACTATCATGCACCTGGAACGTGTTCTCAAAATTGCTAATCTCGACGCTGATCAACGGCGCACCATTGAACAACAACTACTCGACTTTAAAGTAAAATGTCTTCAAGATGAAGAAAAAGAGCGGAAGAAACTTGAAGATGCCGCTCAAAAGAAAAAAGATGAACTGGCCAGGAAGGAGAAACAAAGGCTCACTGAACAGGCACAACAGTACCGACAATACGGTGAACAGATCGGCGATACCCTCGGACAAATGATATCAGGTCAAGAAAATGCCCTGCAGAACTTTGCTGATACTATGCTCGATATACTATTCGATGTACTAAGCCAGATGATTGATATTGAAATAGCCAAGGCCACGGGTGTAGCTGTCGGAGCTGTAGCCCGTTCCGCTGCCGAAGCCTATGCCATGCCCGACTCTGTTGCAACCTTTGGAGCAACTGGCGCAGCCCGTGCCGCAGTTCTCTCCGGACTGATCATGGGAGCATTGGCCGCTGCAAAATCAACGCTCAAAGGACTGATTAAAAGGGGGAGTTCTTCCACTTCCGCAACCGATAACAATACCGACAGTACCAAAACTGCTCAGGTACAAGTCAAGCAATGGGCATCCGGCAGATACGATGTCATTGGTGAAGATGATGGCCGGACCTATCGGGATGTTCCCTACATAGGTGATTCACCGACCGGAATCGTCCGCCGTACCTCATTGATATCCGAATCCGGAGCAGAGCTGATCATCAATGCCGAAGATCTTTCCCGTCTTCAGCACCACATTAATTACCCCATTGTCGTACAGGCCATTCAGGATGCCCGCAGTGGCCGACTTCCCCAGCGTGCTGAAGGCAATTACGATCCGATCCGTAACAGTACTTCCCGTATCTCTCAGACAACTTCTTCACCGACTGATAAGGAAGCAAACTTGGCTCAACTGATCAAAGAGTTACATGCACTGATTGAGAAACTTAAATACCTCAAAGCATACATCGTGCTTCGCGAGCTCAACGAAGCACAAGAATTAGCAGATAAATCAAAGGAACCATTCACCCGTAAAAAACAATAACACATGTCACTCAAGATAAAAAATCAATTAGGAATATTCGATCTTCAAAACGATTTCAGCATCGAGATCGAAGACACCTCCCCTATTTACAACGAACGTGGCTCACAATCCGTACCGGCCACGCTTCCTGCCTCCCGAAACAACCTTTCACTGATCACCCATGTCCATCGTCCGGATAGTACCTACTCCCCTGCCCCGGACGCCCGTGTCACCGTCTCCGATGGTGTCTACAACCGAATAGGTAAGATGAACATCACACAAGCCTCCAAATCCGGAGGAATCGTATCCAATATAGGTTTTGACGAGTCTGAACTCTACTCGGAATGGAATGCTGTTTCACTCCGTTCCCTCTCTGCTCCGGTTATTCGTCCCGAAGGAGGAACAACCGGAGTCATCAGCCTGCTCAATTCTATTATGAATGAAACAATCGTAGACGATGCTCTTTCCGTTTTTCCCATTTGTGTATCCATTCCATCACATACAACGACCGTGGACGATACGGAAACTACCACCTACTACCCCGAATACATCAACAAGATAACTAAATTAGAGAATGGTACCTACTCCCTTCAGGGAGCTGCCAGACAGGAAACATTCCTTATCAATAACGAACCCGTCCTTACTTCCGTTCCCGAAGGTTATGCCATCAGCCCATTTTTAAAAGTATCTTGGATACTCAATCTTATATTCGTCCGGTACGGTTATACGGTCCTTGAAAATCCATTCTCAACCCACCGTCAACTCTCCCGTCTGGTAGTTTTGAACAACATGGCCGACAGCATAGTCAAGGGCTTCATTGATTACTCTGACCTTCTACCCGATTGCACGATTAACGAGTTCCTACAAGCCCTCTACTGCCGCTTTGGTATGGTGTATTTTGTTGATGGTAAAAATAAAACCGTTAATCTCAAATTTATCAAAGATATCATCTCAACTCCGGCCTCACTGAACTGGTCCCTGCTCAAGTCGGCCCGGCCTGCTATCAACTATGCCGCTGCACAGCAACTCAAACTTTCCGCATCGACCAATATCTCCGGTCCTTATACCAATTTAGTAGCTACTCCTACTGCCGACTCACTCGACAAATTTCTTAAAACCTTTGGCCATGTCTTGTCAAGTAACACAGCAAAAGGATATCTCACCTATTCTTTATGGGATGGATTTTATTATGTCCGGAACAATCTGACCGGAGTTCGTGAAGCCCGCAGCTCTGACTTCTTCCCCTGGGATAAAGGGGCAAACATCAGTTATATGGAGATATCATCTATTGATGAATGCCTGCCGATGAAAGGTTCTTACCCCGATGACCAACCGGTTTGTCCTGCCTATCTCCTGGGAAAAGTACACAAATATACCAATATTTCCAGCGCCAGCGTAGAACTATCAGAGGAGCAAAACACCCAAACTCCTCTATGCTTTTGCTTTTCCATGCCCCGTGCATCCACTCCCTACCCCTATGGATCGCCAAGATGTTACACACCCGGTGGTGAAGCTATTGCCATCAACGGACACACATTTGATATCTCCATGACCTTTACTGGTGATAATGGCCTGTTCTCCCGTTTTTGGAAGGGATTTGACGCTATTCTCCGACATTCCAATCATACGGTTGAAGTTCCCGTACACTTGAATCCAATTCAATTACTCAATATTGATTTCAGTCAAACGATCAATATAGATGGTCAACGATTACTCCTTGATACAGTGCGCTATACATTACCCAAACTTCTTTCACGTCCGGCTACAGTCCGTTTTCGTACCCTTCGTCTCCTAATCCCTGTAGGGGAAACTGATTTGGACTTGGATGCAGAGCAAGGAATACAAACGATTGAGCAACTCTACAAATGGGCGTTTCACAATAATCGTGAAAACATAGTAGAACTCAAGATACGGGCACAAGTCGAGGAGTGGAAGAAGGCTATTACCCCACCGGCGCAATGGCTCGGAGTGCTACGTAAAAACGAGGTAAGTGATCAGGTTTCGGATATTGAGATACCGTTTACTGTACCGACTCAAGAAGATTATGAAGCCAACAAAGAGTTCTTCATCAAAGAAATCAATTACAGTTTCGACCTTTACTATAAGGTCCGGGTTCCCAATGGGCAGACATCTCAAGGTGATATCATCTGGAAAGATAAAGAATACGGAGGCGTACACTATGCCATTACTTACGGGCTTTCCGTTAAAGCAGAACTGCTTTAGTTGTCCTTTGCCGCACATGATCAAAACATCATATTTGCAACATGAATGACGATAAGACCATCACAGCAGCAATTGAGACAAGCAATGTAACTGCATTGCTTGCCGCTTACCGGAAATTTACAAGTTCCTCCGGGGCTACAACCGATGAATTTTTCCGTTTCATCACCACCCCCACTCCGGAACGGGAAGAGTTCCTGGCATTGTACTGCTCTTCGACCTCTTCTGTGTCCGGTACCATTATACAAACTAATTACAATGCACTATGAGTTTAACAGCAAACATATATCCGTCTACAATCGCTTTAGCCGGAAATCCCATCAAGCTGACTATAAACTCCAGTTCAGTAGTCAGCTACACTATTCGTCAGGCCGACCGCACCATCTTTTCCGGAAGTGGTGAAGGTGAGTTCTCTGTTTTTCTTCAGGATATCCTTTCAGGTATTCTCAGTCCCAAACATCTGCTTAACGAATCCACTGATATATTACTGCCCGATTCTACTTCAGCTACAGATATTGCCATTAGTGTCCAAAACACCCAGGGAGAAACTAAAACTCTTTCTCTGAAAGCAGTTATCGGAGGCATCAGCAAGCGGCTATTACGCCGTCTGTTAGATGAAAATAGCAATATATTCACTTGGAAGCTGCTCAATTCATCGGTCAATTTCTTCAAAACCACCCGTACCAACGGGCGGATCATCACCATCCGAGAAACCGAACTCCTACCTATTCCTTTCCTTTATCCGGATGGTGCATTAAAAATAGTTGCAGCCGGCATTGAAACCTCTTTGTCCGGAACAGCCGGACAGCCGGTAGCCCTTAACCTATATCGGCTCCGGCAAAAACTGTTTCAAACTAATCAAAAGTTAGCTTCTGTTTTCGATATCTATTCCGGATCAACCAAAAGTTGTACTATTGTCATCACTCCCGGAACAGTATCCCGTGAGCGTTATTTACTTGAATTTCTCAACTCCTATGGAGCCTATGAACGCATTGAAGTCACCGGTATCGGTAACATCGAGTCTGAAATTGAGTCCGACTCCACTTATCAGATTTACGATGAAAGCATTGATGACTATATCGAGGCCCGCGAGCGACAGTCTGCCCGTGACAAGCTTCAGGTCGAATCCGGATATCGCAATACCGAAGAGCTTGTGCATTTAATGGATATGCTTGCTTCCGATGACATAAAGATACTCGGACTTTCCGGACGAAACATCAGGGTAAATGCCGTAGCCGACAACCTCACCCATGCCATACGCTCCACTGTACCAGAAAGCATTAAAATGACTCTTCATTTCGTTGACTCCGATGTTCGCTACACCGGATCACTTTCAGAGGACGAAATAGGAAATCCCCGTATACATACCGAACAGTTCACACCTCAATTTAATTGATATGTCCGATCAGCAACAAATTATAGATGAACTCATTGACTACATTGACAAAGCAGTACTCAAGCACAGTGTCTCTAACCGGCATGTGGCAGAAGTGCTATCTTGGCTGAATGAAGAGCTCAAAAAAATAAATACGGAAGCTCTAAAAAAAATGTTTTTAAGCAAGAATCAAAGAGATGAAGCAAAGGAAACTATAACCTTCTTAAAAGGACTACTCGTTAGTGATAATCTGGCATCTATCAATGAACAAGGTGATGCAGAGGTACAAAATATTATTGCTCATATAAAAGCTAAGACCGCTACATTGGAAGTAACCGGTTCGGCCAATGTTGGCACACTCCATTCGGAAGGGAATATTTCAACAGGCGCGGATATTTGGGCAAAAGGCGATACGCACACTTTAAATTTACTCGTTCAGGCACTTGCAAAAACATACGATCTGAATGTTGAGCACGTCGCAACCCTGTTTCAAACCATAGTCAAGGACTATATCAGTTCAGAAAGATTCATCCCCGGACTGATGGGTGAAGGGATGAAGCTATACAAGGCTATCAATGGGGATTGGAACCTTGAAATAGATAATGCCGTAGTCCGTAAGGCCATGACCATTTTTGAACTTATCATTTCGAAAGTTCGTGCGGTTAACGGCGGTCTGGTGATTTCATCCGCCAACGGGCGTGTTAAGTCCGTTTCGGAAACATCCGGTGATCCGGCTTACTATGTTTTAGGTATAGAGGGCGACATGATGTTTGTCACTGATGACTTGGTACGTTGTCAGGTCTACACATCCGGACACGTTAAATACTACTGGGTTCCGGTTGCCTCGGTTAATGATGATTCGATTCTCATACTTAAATCCGTTTTTCCAAATGGTACAACTCCGGCCGTTGGTGATGATCTGGTTCAGATGGGTAACCTCACGAATCCGAACAGACAGGGTATTTTGTATCTCACCGCTTCGGAAGATGGCAAGCCGCGCATTTCTGTACTGGACGGGGTAAACTCCACGTCTTTGGCCGGAAAGAACAAAGTGATTTTGGGTTGTCTCGATGGCATGACGGATACAGACTTTCCGGCTGACTTCCAACCCTCCGGATACGGCCTGTATGCGATGAACTGTTTCCTGAAAGGTATTTTCATTCTGAGAAATGGAAAGAGCATTGAACAGGAGTTTAGTAATATTGCTACCGAGTTAGCGGCTATACCGGGAAAGATCGAGCTTGCCATACGCAGTATGAAAGTAGCGGACGTTAATCTGCTTTACGACTCTAACCACAAACTAAATGCTAACCCCTATCAAATGGGAGCGTATAAGTATGACGTTCATTTAGAAGCAGGCAAAACCTATACCCTTACAGTGTGCTATAAGTGTGCGGACTCTGATGTTATCAGGGCGTATAACAATCCTTCGTACGGATGGATAGGCACTTTGCCGAAAAGCGCAGAAGAAACGGTACTTTCGCAGCCTATAACGCCTATTAATCCGGATGGGGCATATTTCTACTTCTATAAGTTTCCCCAACAGGAATCAACGGAGACATACATTAAATGGGCTGTAATCACCGAGGGTAGTGTGGGTGTAGCTAATTGGATACCGTCTGCAACTGAAAGAAAATTGAATATCGGAGGCGAAAACCTGATGTTACAATCCCAACAGGCGTTGGATGGATCAGGCGCACAATATGCGTTTCAGTTATCAAAAGCGTGGACGGATTTAAAAGGCAAAACCTTAACAATCTCGTTCGACTATGCGTATAGCAATTTAAAGATGGGATCATCACAAAGGTTCGGGCTTGAAAAAGCTATTTATAAATCGGGCACATCCCAATATTACTATATCGGCGCATTTAAGTATGTAGATTCTACCAGCCCCACGGCTGACAAAGGTAGGTACGTTCACACTATCAAAGTCCCCGAAGATATAGAGGACTCTTTGGATACTGATATTATTGCATATATACAGTTAGGCGCTGGATCAGTTTGCCGGATCAATAACTTTCAAATAGAAATAGGAGACACGGCGACCGGATGGAAGCCTGCCCCTAAAGATTCTTTCACTGAGTCAAAAAAGTACACCGACACACAAATACTTGCCGTTGACGGGAAAATTGAACTATCCGTTAAAACTAAGGTAGAAAATTTGGGTATAGGTGCTAACAATTTGTATAGTTACACAAGTTCAACGCTTAATACTTTATATCCATCTCCTACTATTGAAAGGCAAATGTCTCTGCATGGCTTCTATTTGGTTGGTTCACAAGACAATGGAGGAGCTATGCGGATACCTAATATTATCCCGCCTATCCCCGGTAAGTATACCGTTTCCGGATGGATTAAAGGTAGTCAAAATACCCCAGTTGGTTTTACTATTGATGTGTGTGATTCTGAAAACGTAATTGTTAAATCAACAGCAGATAACCAATGGAGTTATTTCAAGCATACATTTAACGTAACGAAAAACACAGAGGAACAAAAGGATGTATATAATTTTGTTGATATAGAAAGAATTGATTGGGCTTATATATGGGTGAAAGACTTCAAAGTAGAAGCGGGTGAAATTGCAACCGCATGGAGTCCTAATTTTCAGGATGCAGTTTATAAAGGTGCTGAATATACCAATAGTCAAATTAGTGTAGTCGAAGGTAAGATAACATCCACCGTTGAAAAGATAAATACCGTTGATGGACGTGTTACCGGACTTGCTTCACGCATCGAACAGACCGAAAAAAGTATCACGTCTGTTGTTGGTGATATTAGTGTTATTAATAGTACCACCAATAGGCATATATCAAAGCGAATAGATTTAAGAGGATGGGACAATAATAAGTTTTTCCCGTTGGTTATAAGTATTCCGGTTTACCACAAAACAAGGGTTGAAATAAGTAGACCTCTTGATGCGGGATACGGAAAACCTTCATACGGTACACATGATGGCGGTTTTTCTATGAACTTAACGTTTGAGATGTCCGGTTCGGGTTGGGGTTCGTTGCCAGCAGTAACCAATATCTTTGACTATACTAAAGCATGGACTTCTGCGGGTGCAAAGATAGTTGTTGATTTGGGACAAATAACTGAAACGTCTACGTGTAGAATGGGTATTAGGGGCGGTTCTATGTATGACGTAACCGTAGATGATACTATTGACCCAAACGTAATCAACGTTTATCAAACCGATTATCACGGTTCGTATAATACATCGTTCCCCGTTCGCACCGATGGAACTGAACCCGTCCGCACATACGGATACTATACCGAAATAAAGCAGACGCAGGAAAGCATAGCTTTAACTGCAAACAAAGTGGACGATCAAGGTAGGCGATTAAGTGCGGCTGAGTTAACTCTAAGTTCAGACCACGCAAAATTAAGCGTAGTAGAACAAACGGCAAATTCCGCCAATTCATTAGCAGGCACAGCCAATAACAAAGCCGACATAGTAGACGGTCGTGTCACCGCCACTCAAAACGGCTTAGTCGAAACCGGAATCAACATCACGTCCCGAAAAATCATTCTGAAAGCCGATAACCTGCTATTCCAAAATAACACAGGTCAACAGACAGCCGCCATCAACGCAAACGGCAAACTGTCTGCCAATGTGATTGAAGCTGCGGAAGTGGTGGCACAGGCATTTTCAGCACAGAGGATCACAACCGGAAACCTTACGGTAACTGATGGTGCAAAGATCGGTGCCTGGAATATATCGGGAGGCTCTCTTGTTTCGGCAAGCAATTCGCAGGCTAAGATCCTGTTAAACATGTCCGGTAATAAATTCCTTCGTATTAACGAAGAGGGGGACAGCCCTACAACTTCACGCACTGCATTGATGTCCATACGAAACGACAATTACAGTGGTCTAAGTATTGAATCATACGGAAGTTCCGGTTTTGCTCTAAGATGTTTGGCTAACGCAGGCACTGCAAATTCGATAGAATCGTATGGAAGTCATATTTTCGCCCAAAGGGGCGGTGAAAAGTGGAACGCTCCCGGAATGCTGTGTACCGGATATGTATATCAAGCGGGTACAGTCACTAATGAATGGGGCAACGGGTGCACCTTAACCAGTGCACAGAAAATAGCTACTGGAAAATACAGGATATACCACAGTTTGAAGCATCTGC